GTATAAATAAATGGCCTCTCAGAAAACATGTGATATTTGTTATGAAGATCGGTTCGAATTTGAATTCGGACATCTACCTTGCGCTCATAGTTTTTGTACTTCTTGTCTTGGTAAATTAATGCAGGATGTTTGCCCAATGTGTAGACATCCATTCAATGAATATCCACAACCAGCTTGCGCTCATTCCGCACCTAATAATCCAGTTACAACTCCAGTACAAATATCAAACCAAACAATAGACGATTTGTATATCGAGGAGACAGCGCAGCTTCAGAGACGGCAAGAAAGACATCGTCGAGTAAGACGAAGAAGACAGAGAAGATTAAGAACGAGAAGAAGAAGACGGCGATCAGAAGCTGTTGAAGAAATTTTTCAAATAGACGATCTTATAGTAGATCCTCCTGAGAACGAAACAGAAATCTTAGAGGAGCCCCCTGATAGAAGAAGAAATCGACGCACTAAAAAACGAGGTAGAAAACCCAGAGGAGATAACTGGCAAATTTTGTCTACACAACGACCTATAATAAACTAATTCTTATGAATATACATTCATAAGAACTTATATGAAAGATTTTTGTTGAGCTGCTAATAACGGAGTCGGTACATGTTGTTTGTGATCACTAGGATCTTCTTTTGATTTATTAAACGTAACGATAGTTAGCGCAATGTATCCCATAAGACCTATAACACTACCCGCCACGGAAAACCATCCATGTGAACTATCTAATGCAACACATATCTGATTTGGTATACGTAAGCACATCATTATCGCTAACGAAACTGGTAGCCATATAGCATATGGTTGATTGTTTGACACGGCATAGAACTGAAATCCCATACCAACAAAAGTAATAATAAGTGCGAATAAATGGACAAATCCCGTTATTTTTGTTGTTGTTTTAGAACACGGCATTTATTCATTACAATATAAAAAATCTTTAGGCGCTGAACCGTACATTTTATTCCAAAAGTAAAAAAGTATCATAGTGACAACAAATGGTTTCAGTAGTTCATAAAAACTACACTCAACCTTACCTTTCCTTCTTCTCCTTGGTGGTGTAAGTGAACGTCGCCGACGCCTAGTTGCATGGTAATCTTGTTCGTCCTCACTTGAAGTAGAAAAATCGCTATTAGTAGACATTTTTATTTCACTTTTGTTTCTAGGCAAATCATTTTTTCAAACTGATCCATTATAACAATCTGGTAGTCTTACAATAAGTTTTCTAGATTTTTTATTTCCAGAACCCAAACGTTCTACTTCTCCTATAGTAGCTTGGTAACCCGTATCGGCGAATAGTTCTCGAAAAGCCTTTTGATATTGGTCGCTATATTGACTTTCTGTCAATTCGTAAACAACTTGTCGTCCAGTTCTAAACTGACTAACAATAGCTTGAAAGTTCTCCTTGAGTTGGTTTTGAAATTTCTCCTTTTCCTCTAACCATTTACCATCATATTGACGTTTAAGATCATCATATCGTGGAATTGTATAAGTAGAATTTGCAGAAATATCTGAATCGTCGCTCATTTATTTACACATATATTTGTTTAGATAAAATGGACGCGTATCATTCAAAATTGGTCGAGACGATTTCAAAATTGAGAAAAATAGATACAAAAGAAGCTATTAGATTACTTAGGACATGTGTGATAGAAATAGCAGGTAAACTAAATATTACACAAGATGTTATAAATAGCGTGATATTTGCCGAGGATTTTTTACATTCATGCCTAAAAGATGTTTGCGAGCCAAAAACCCTTGAAAAATGCAGAGAATCTTGTTATTGCGCGGAATATAAAGGAAAATGTATCCCTAGGGTAATCGAAAATGCTCCCGTGATAAATCAAAACCCTGATAAGTTTGCTAAAAAATTAAAAACAGTTGAGCTTGAAAATTTTCTACAAAAAGCTAACTTTTTACATTTCAATTACGGTACTTCTGGGTTGTCTGATAATTCATTCGACAGTCTGCTATATCAACTAAACAGTAGACTGAAACGTAAAAATAGAAGATTGGACTTGATTGGAGCAGAACCAATCGAAAAGATTAGAGCTGAATTACCAGTACCAATGGCCTCTTTGAACAAAGTTTATCCTGGGACGAAAGATTTAATGAGCTTCTTGGACAAAGCACCTGGAAATATTGTATATTCAGAAAAACTAGACGGTGTTAGTTGTTTAGTTGTTTATACAGGTGGAAAAATTTCAGGTATTTTTACTCGCGGAAATGGTCTGGTGGGAGGCGATATTTCGTATATTAAAAAATATATCAAGCTACCAAAAAAGTTAAATAAGCATCGTAATATGATGATTAGAGGTGAATTGGTCGTGAGCAAATCAAAATTTCATTCAAAATTCGAAACGTTATATTCAAATGCTCGTAATTTTGTTGCAGCACAAGTTAATAGAGGGCATTTAACTTCATATCTACCTGATTTAGATTTTATAGCATACGATATTGTTCAGATAAATGGAAAATCGAGTACACCAGCCCCCATGGAGAAATACTCCATTTTAGAAGTCGCTGGATTCTCAGTGGTTAAGCACGGTGTTATGACAGATCCTGTGATGTTTGATATTCTTATCGAATATAAAAACTGGCGTGAAAGTTCGACATACGATATTGATGGTTTGGTTTTGAGGTACGACGTTACAAACGAAGTATCAACTCGACTAGGAAATCCGTATGACAGCGTTGCATTTAAGGCATTATTAGATGAGCAAATAAGAGATACTTATGTAATTGACGTGGACTGGAAAATATCTAGATACGGAAGATATGTACCCGTGGCGGTTTATGAGTCTGTTTACGTGTCAGGTATTAGAATGACTAGAGCCTCAGCCCATAACGCCGCTCACGTTCGTGATTGGTCTATGGGGCCAGGAACAAAAATACAAGTTGCTCGCGTCGGAGATGTCATTCCCCAGATTAAAAATGTAGAAGTGGATAGAAACATAACCCCTATTATGCCGTCATACGAATATCCGTGGCGATGGCAAAAAATGGATATTGTTCTTGAAGATATTGAGGGAAATAGAGAGGTCCAAATTGCTAGAATATCTCACTTTTTTTCGACTATCGAATCCAGAGGAATTGGACCAAAAACCATAGAAAAACTTTGGGATTTAGGCTATAAGACAATTAAATCAGTAACACAATTGACCGAAACACAGCTAAAAAAAGTAAAAGGTTTTGGGAAGAAAAAGAGTCAAAAAATACTAGAAAACATAAGCAGTGCTTTAAAAAATACCCCGTTAGATAGGTATTTAGTGGCATTTACAATTTTAAATTTTAGAATAAGTAGAACTATGCTAAAACAACTCCTTCGAGTTTATCCATCATTACTAGAGGAAAAACATTCATCCGAAGACATTAAAAAACAGTTGTTAATTATTAGAAAAGCGAAAAAAGTCAAACGCCTTGGACCTAAAAGTATAGACATGATATCCAAAGAAATTCCAAAAATGAGAAAGTTGCTACTGGATCTGAATCAAAAAGACGTAACGCTTGCAATAGAATTTCAAAAAAAGAGAAGATTAGCGTTGGAAAAACGTGGATATAATCCCAAGATAATTAATTCCACTTTTGTATTTTCCGGATGGATGGGAAAAGTTGACTACAATTTAGAAGATGTTATTTATGATAACATGGGTATAGTTTCAACAGTTGTTACCGAAGGTACATCCACCGTTATAGTTCCGTCTGTTGCTAATATTACTTCTAAAATGATACAAGCGCATGAATTTGGTGTACCTGTATTAACTGTCAAAGAATTTAACGAAAAGTTTGATATAACTAAATAAATGAGACACACGTCCGAAGAATTATCTTTACTCATTAGTTATTTGTCTTTGATCGGTATTTGGTTTGCCATCCCGAGTGTCAATCTTTTAATCAATAGAGATAGTAGATGGCCTTATGCACTTGCTATACTAGGTATAATGGTTGTAATTCTTATGGTTTTGTATCTGGTACAATGGAGAGTTCTATTTCCAAAATCAGCTGCACAAAAAGCCGAAGAGTATACTTTAGCTGATTATGATAAAATTAAGCAATGCCGTTGCCACGGATACTAAGATTCTAATTCTTTTTAGAATGAGAATTAATAATCGTCCCCGTTACAGTGAGATTCGTCATCGTATTCATCACTGCTGTAATTTTGATAATTTTCACCAAAAACAACGCAAGATTTGAGACATGCCAGACAAGTACACTTGCAAACTATATTGTCATAATTTTTCAAATGATGATTGGCTATTGTTTGAAAATTATTTATTTCTTCGTCAACCATTTGTTCAAAAAATATCCATGGATTAACTCTATCACATATACAATCTCCACTACTTCTAGCCGAGCCTCTGTTCCTATCTTCAAGAAATGCATAATAATCAGTATAATTTTTAATCATCAGCTTCAATTTTCCAGAGTAAAATAAGTTTAGCTCAGTACTTGGAGCACCCGTGCCGGCGTAACGGAAGTGGTGCCAATTATTTGAGTTGTGTCGCCCACTTGGGGTAGACATTTTTTTAGAAGGAGTTTCTTTCACCGTCTCTCCTAAAACTAAACGATAATTATACATTCCACCAATAGAAGAACTAAGTGTACTATGATTTGGTCTTATCTGACCGAGGGCTATCTGAGCTTCGGAACGATAAATGAAAGATTTATTGTCTACAAACTCAAAACTTTTAGGTGTTTTTATATTATTAATTTCCAGAAAAGAAGCAATCACAAAAATAATGTCTCTTGGTAGTATTTTATTAAGAGAGCTAAGTGTATATAAATTTTCTCCGATGTGTTTGACTTCTACTTCTCTGGGTTCACATCTCTTACAGCTACATTTTGCAGGATTTCCAAATATAGAATGAAAAACGTCTCCCGGACCATACTCCAAATATCGACAGCCAAGATTGGAGTACTTCTTTTGATCTATATTTCCATAATAGGAAGCATAACGCAACATATCAATACAGTGTCGTTTTGACTTATCTAGTTCCATTTCTACATTAAGATAATTCTCTACTTGTATTTCTTCGATTTTATGAGGCACTAGAATCCACAAATCCATCTTTAGAGCGAATTTATAACCCTCGTTTTGAGTTATCGCAGCACTAGCGTGTGACGCGTTTGACGGAAATATAACAAAGTTTCTTGGTGTAATACTATGATGAAAGACATGGTGACACATATCTTTTTCGACCAATGATTTGCTCGGGTATTTAACGAAAGGAGCATCTGAATTACCACCAATTATTTTGTATCGATACGAGGGATTTTCTAAAAAAGATCTCGCCGGTAAGCAAACTATTGTGTTTCCATCATCTCTTAAACTTTGACTGCTCAAATTAGAATCGAGGCATAAAATCACAGAGTACATATACCATTTTCCCCGAGTCTCTTTATACGCAACTGTCTCTGTAAATTTTGATAAACTTCTAACCGGTTCAACTGGTATGTCTTCAAAGGGAAAATCTAGAATTTGATCCTTATGAAATCCAAAAAAGTCTTTTTGTCGATAAAATAACAAATCCGCATGTGTCGGATCTAAACGAGATTCAATAAAATTTTTACCTCTAAAGCTCTTGCAAAAAATGGTTTCTAGATACGGAGCTAAAAGCCGAGGAAGTCTCTTTGACGTGATTCTAAGACAAGATCTTACGGACAAGGCTCGAGTTTTTTCACCAGTCCATTTATTTTTTACAACTGCGTAATTGTTTGTTCTGATTACGAATTCTTTCAATCCAGATAACATTGTACTTACTGACTCTTCTTCCTGATCTAAAACATCTTTAAAGATACATCCAACGACTCGTTTGAATTCAATATTTGAAATCATTCCAGTTTTGGGAAAGAGAGGGGGTAAATCAAAAATAGATGTCGTAGCCTTTTTAGGATTTCTATGCGAACGAGATATCTTGGAATGTATATACTTCTTTTTAGTTTTAGTTTTAGTTTTCAATCCAATGCTTTCCGCAGGAGTGGGCCAATTATACTTTTGAGTTTTGGATTCTGTTCTAAGATCCATGATCAATTATTTATATCCAGAGTATAAATAATCATTTTTGCCATTTTTACATAGATCGAGAAGTAGGTCGCGTGTAAATTATTTCGATAGGACATACTACATCTAATCTAGATTTAGTTAGACACGCTAACCCCGCTGAACTGAAAATTAAAATATGCCACATTGAGTGTATAATTTTATAGTCCTTGTCGGCATTTAATAAACAATAAACGGCCGTGCCAAGAAATATAAACATCATTATGGTGCTAAAGTAAAAGTGTTTTACGGCAATATAAAGTGTCTTTATCTTAACAAGTGTCGAAATTACACTAATAACTATAACAACAAAAATTATTAACTCTCTGGGCACAGTAAACTCGCATATCAAAAACACTACATTACTTAGATGTGAAAGAATATAAAACCAATCACTGTGATACCTACTTGCATAAAGTACTGTAGTAACAATTATAGAATGCGAAGCCCAATGGTCTAATAGAAACCACATACTGAATTTTACGCTTTTTTCGTCCCATTTTTGAACCAAATCTGGATAGTCATATGTGTGCATGCATATGGAAAAAAAAGCGGTATACAGAAGACCACATGCTGTGTACAAAGCTTTATAGTCTGTTTCTTTTTTATACTGCCAAAAGCAAACACCCAGTGGAAAAAGCACCATTGAATGTGAAACAAGTAAAAAGTAGTCCATTTTTTCCCGAAATAAAAAACAATTTTTTATTCAATTTGAATAAAAAGATGATTAGACGAAAATCACGCAAACAAAGGAAAAGAACCCCAACAACTAGAAAAAAACATTGTTTGGAAAGAGGTAAAAGAAAGCCGAGACCTATTCAAAGGCGTGTTATAAACTATATAAATCGTAGTAATTCTCTATATGATGGTCTGCTAATTGTGCATGGGACCGGGTGTGGTAAAACTCTTTCTGCTGTAATTGCGTCTCAATGCTATTTAGATAAATATCCGTCAAATCACGTTATCTTTCTAGCTCCCGCAAGCTTAATCACAAATTTTCAAAAAGAACTCGATCATTATGGTGTCACAAATAAAAGTTCTTACAAAACATATTCTTTTAGTAAATTCGCTTCTTTATTTTCCCAGGGGAGAGCTCCTAATTGTAAAAAATCGCTTTTAATCATTGATGAAGCACATAATCTAAGAAATTACGGCTCAGAAAGAGGTAAGGCTGGATTAGCTTGCGCTATTCAAGCTCATAAAAAACTTTTACTAACGGCAACGCCTTTCATTAACACAGCTAAGGATTTTATAAACATTATAAATATATTACATGGAAAAGAAATTGCGGGACACGGCGGACAAAACAGACCATTTACTATAACTGCTAAACTTGAGAAAAAGTCGCTAGACAATATTAAATTATTATTGAAAGGACGCGTAGACTATGTACCTTCTTGTCGTGGACACGCCGATTTCCCAGAAGTAACAGAACACATATCCAGAGTTCCTATGTCTAAATCGTATGAAAAAATTTACAACAAAGCCACCCAAGGTCTCTCGGTTGCCGGAATGATTATACCAAATCCAACTAAATTCTTACATGGATTTAGAAAAGCCGTTAATAAAGCTGGTACAGACAAATATTACAGTGCAAAATTAGAAAAAGCAATGGAATTGATAAAGCTACCTAACGGTAAAATTCAAAAATCTGTTATTTTTACTAACTGGATCGATTTCGGTGTCAAAGCTATAAGTAAATTTATGAAGAATCAAGGAATAGCTTTTAAAGTCTTTCGAGGTGGTCTGAGTACTAAGAAAAAAGACGAAATCGTTAAGGAATTTAACGCGGATAAATTTCCAATTTTAATAGTCACTAGAGCAGGTGGTGAAGGTTTAGATTTGAAAAAAGTAAGAAATATTATAATATTGGATCCTGTTTGGCATAATGCCGGAACAGAACAAATTATAGGCCGAGTTGTAAGATATAAATCACATAGCGACTTACCTAAAAACGAGAGACATGTAAATGTTTGGAAAATGGTCTTGACGTATCCTCGTGGGAGTCCTGGATCAACCGGTGATCAAACATTGTATAGAATTATTGCAAGGAAAAAGAAAGATGAAGATAGAGTGTCTGAAATTCTGAAACAAGTCGCCGCAGGAACGCCCCAAATTGTAAGGTATACAAAGCCATCAAACCTTAAAACTTTTACTAAATCTCAATTAGAAAAGATGAATATCACCGCTATCAAAAAACTCTGTAGATTGGCACATATGAACAAAAGGACTTTCGGAAAAAGTCTGAGTGATTACAAGAAAGGTGATAAAGACAAACTTATAAAAGATTTTTTGAAGCATGTAAAAAAGATTCAAAAAGCAAAGTAATCAAGGTCCCATATGCACCACCTTTTTACCAGATAAACATTTTTGATATAATTCCTGAAATACTTTACATTTAGATGGTGTGTAAGCTATGGGATTAGTGTTTTTTGCTCTAGGCTTTGCCAATTTGCTGAAACGACATTCCATGAGAGATTTCTTAAATTTTACGCACTGTTTTTTTCGTAACATTTGATATTTTATTGTTTCAGTTTAAATTCTAATAAATATACATGTATTTATTAGCCATTTATCTAGACTTGCGTTTACTCTTGGAATAGACAGGCCATCTTTTATTATCGACAATAGTTGTAGCATTTAACGGCCCCATTGCAATTATTTCTAGTGTTTCTTGCGAAACAATGTTTCTATTAGTAACAGGGTTGTATGCCATTTTGTAAGCTAATTGACTAGGGACAATTAAAATTTCAAACAATTTATCGTCGATTAGTTGCGTGAAACCACCATTTTTAGCTGACATGATTAATTTTTTAGCAAGTGCTTCAGGATTTGTTTCGTACAAGAGTGCTCCTATTTTACACTTTTTGTTATCAACGCCTTTTTTCTTCGCAGCCACGCCTTTGGCAGCTCTACAAAATCTGGTTCCAACAACACACCACAACCAATTTTTTACTTGTGTATATGTGTTGCCAGACTTATTTGTTTTAATAGTTCTATGTTCTAGTTCTATTATTTGCCTGGGATCTCTAGTCATTACTAGTCCACATTCTTCTTGAATCTCTCGACTAATAGCTTTTTTATGAGCCTCACCTCTCCACGCGGTTCCAGTTATACCAACTTGGACCGTATAAGGAGGTCTTGAATACCTAGGACAAATTATATAAGAATCATTCGGTATGTAATTCCACAATTCTTTAGGAATGTTTTTACTATAAGGAGTCCAATTTATCTCTTTTAATTTAACTTTTCTACTTTCCCCTCGGAAAGTTACTGCTGTAAGTTCTGTCATTTATTATTATTCATTTTTCCTAAACCTATTTTATTTTCTGAACCTCAAATGTATTAAGAAACATTGCAAAAATTAACCACGCGATTAAGGGGCAAATTAACACTTTAGAGAGAGTAGTTGGTGCAACAGTATATGCTATTATACTTGCCAATATGGAAAATCCTAATACGTAAACTCCACCGACTTTATTCTTACCACAAGCATATACAGCTAACCACGAACTTATCACGATAACAAGCGCTATATTTGCAATATCTACATATATTTTATGGTCTTTTGATGATCCATTTCTAGCATAATACCAGGATAGACCAAACATTGTATATAATGCTATCCATGCTATACTAAAAACAGCAGCGGGTGGTCTAAATTTAACTACTTCTCCTGCGCTTTTTCCTACATTACAAATCATCGCCGTACCGAAACCGGCGAGGGCGGGAACGAAAATCGGAATATACTCTGTCATTTTATTTTAAAATACAAAATTTCATAAATAAAATGGGCGCAAATTTACAAATACAATCAGCGGTTGCATTTTTTGATCCCAAATGTTCAAGTAATAACGGCATTTCAGGTACTGTAAGATTCAAATCCGGAGTGTGTGAAATTGATCTAGCTGGTTTGGGTAAAAATGAGATTCACGCAATTCATATTCACGAATATGGCGATTTAACCCGAGGATGTAAAAGTTGTGGCGGTCATTACAATCCAGAAAATTGTGATCATGGAACCTATTTAGACCCATCGCGTCCCCGACATGTTGGTGATTTAATGAATAATATGAAAGCGGATAAAAATGGAAAAGTTAAACTTACGTTCAGGGCTCCTGATTTGGCTGATATTAGTCAAATTTTAGGTCGGTCAGTTGTTATACATTATCATAAAGATGATCTCGGAAGACAAGGAATTACGTCTAAAGACGGATTTAAATCATATTCAAGTCTCAGCACAAAAGAATTACAAAAACTATGTAAAAGTATAAATTATCCACATGAAAACAGGCAGGCGATGATAGAAAAGCTAAATAAAGAAAGTTTAAAAACGGGTAATGCGGGGGGAAGAATGGGGTGCGCGGTTATAGGTTTGACAAAATAATTTTAATACGAATGTATTAAAATTTATCTGCTTATTGGAACGCAAAAATATTCTTGAGCGACAGCTTTAGCACTTGGCCCGTGAAATTTGTGACAAGGAAATACAGTTGAACAAGGTACTTGCCAACAATATCTTGGCTCTTCTATATCGTATTCTCTTTTTGGTTCATAACAATCGTCGTGTCGTTGTCTCCAACCAGCTTCACGTTCTAAAACTACTGGTTCAGAGCTTTGATAAATGCCCCTATAAAATCTGGGGTAAGGGAAAGCGTCAAAATCTGTAACAGTAAGACTTACAGCATTTTGAGATGCAAAAAAAGGCCTTGATTGTATTTTTGCCTCAATTTGATCTCTGATTGTATTAACATTGTGCCTAACTAAATTCTTACTCATTTATTATAGACCTCGAAAATTTAAAATGATTTGATTATGAATTAAACCTAAAAAGAAAAAAGATGAATTTTCTAGAACATGTGAAAATTTCACACGATGAGTATTTGAAAGAACTTTCAATGCTAGTTGCAAATAAGTGGAAAATTGACCAACAGGATGTATTAGATTTATGGAAAACACCGATATCACCAGTAACGACACCGGTTAAATGCTCGCATAAATACAAACGCGGTAAAAAGAAAGATACAATATGCGATGAAAAAGTTGTGGAGGACGGGTTATGTAAAAAACATAAGAAAAAGAAAACAAGGCTGGTAATGCGGAAACACAAAGTTTTCACTGAATACTTTTATCACAAGGCAACCAGATTCTTATTAAAGACCAAAAAGGAGGGAGTAGTTGGAAAACTGGACGAAGCCGAGGAGAAAATTTTATTACTCGACACAAAAGACAAGGAAAAATGCGAAGAACTGGGTTTGAATATTAAGATTGGTTAGAGGCCATTTCATTTCTCATTCCCCTGGTAATTATGTTAGCAGGGTCGTTTTGGTATCCAGATTTGGATTCTAATTTATATTGTTCTAAACCCATTTGTAATTTTTGCAAAAATTTATCGCTAAGCATTTTATGATCTAGTTCCATATCGTCATCAAAAAGTACATATGGATCCGCCACGACGCATTGACCTGGTTGAGACTTATATACATCTTCATTGTCATCTATGATAACAGGGACTGTCATTTCCCCCGCATTACCATTCTTTGTTAAACCGGGTATCTTATAAAAATCACCCAGCATTTCTAATCTTTTTCTATGTCTCTTACCAAATTTTTTAGCGGATTTTTTACCATGATGATTGACAAAAAGATAATGTAATTTACGGGGTTTGCCCTGAATTAAAATTTTATCAACAATAAAAGCAGCGTAATCCTTTGTTGCAGCAGTCCAAACTAATACTTTAAAATTAGCAAACAAGTAATCCAAAAAATCTTGTAAGCCCGGACGCTCGAAAACAATGTAAAAACTATGTTCTTTACCCTTTTCATCTGTATCCTTCATGTCATGAACTTTTAGCGATTTAACTAGGTCGGCTAGCATCGCTTTTTGACCACGAGAACTAAATTTATCGTGTAAATCCTTAGTACTCACAGCGTGCAGCAATGTTTCATCGAGATCTAAAACAATAGGAAGTTTAGAAAGTTGAGCATCTAACTTTTCTTCGGTATGCTCTTCATCAGAAGAAGCTTCGGACTCACTTGAAGAATCTGATCCAGTAGAACTAGAATCGGATATTTCGTCATCACTATCCGCCACAACCGGAGGTGTTTCTTCCACCTTCGCAATTTCTTCACTTGTTTTTTCTACATCACCTTCTTTAGGAGCTTCTTTAGGAGCTTCTTCGATATGTGTTTTCTCTTCGGATTTAGAGGCAATTGAATCTATATTTTTTTCAGCCATTTATTGAAAAAAATATTTTTAGAAGTCTATTTATGTCGAGAAAGATTTTCGACTAACTCTTCGCCCCCAATTTTTCTTGCTTCTCTCATTAGTACAGCCTTGGTGTCTTCCAATAACGCACGACTCTCTTCATTTTGTATCTGCTGATTACACAAATGTCTATAAGTGAGAACCAACTCTTCTTTTAATTTATCTATGTCAGTACTTTTCCAGGAATTTAACCGCAGCTTAAACAAATTTAATACCGGACCGAATCTATAATTATTTTTACAACAGTGCACCACCGCGTCGGCGGTTGACTTAAGAGTTTCATCCGGAGTATTTTCAATAACTTCGGGAAATCTGGAAATCATCCATGCTGCTAAAAATATTCGAGGTGATAGATCAATATTTCCATGCTCAAGAATAGATTTCGCTGATGAAATTACTCGTCGATTTTGTATAATTTCGCTCATTGTTTCGAAAGATTCAGGAGATTCTAAACTTGTTATTAGTTGCTCCATTTGTTTGAAGTTATAAAAAAGTTTTATACTTTTAATTCTTAAACAAGTTAAGAATATAACGCGAGATTTTTTTAATAAAAATCTTCCTAAGATAAAAAATGGCATTTCCAACATATTCAATGCTTAGTGTTATTTTGGGAAGTACTATACTAGTACTAGCCTGGGTAGCATCTAACAAAATGACAAAATGCGCAGCCGTGGGAGTACACACAAATCTACAAATATTAATGATGGTAGGTACGGCCAATGTTGTTTTAGGCTTCACGGGTTTACTTGATCATGCAGCGGTTAAGTCAGCGAAAATCGTCAATATGGTTTACATTTTTGCCATCGGTGTAATAACTATGGTATCAAGTATATTTTTACTTAGTAGTGCTAATGCTAAAGCAAATAATCCAGATGGGGACACTATCGACAAAAAAGAAGGATGTGAATCCGTTGACACAGAGGCTATGATTTTGGCTGTAATCGGGGGTATAATAGTATTAGGATTTGTTTCTAAGGTTTTGGAGTATTGGAAAGCTGAACAAGAGGTCAGTAGTTCTGAACTTAAAATGAAACAATCAGCTGCAAGAGCCGCTAAGAAACAAGCTGATCTTGCACAAAAGGCGGTCGACCAAAGACTTGAACAGCAGGCTCACGAACTTGAAATGCAGCAACGTCGTAACGTCGCAAACATGAAAAGAGAGAAAGATCGCTTGGAAAAACTTGAAGCTCAGCAAAATGCTGTCAGTAAGTCTCGACTGGTTGAGGCTGAAAAACAACGCAGAGAGGCTGAAATAAAATCTCAAATAGCACAAGCCACGTCACAATTAGTGGCGACGCAAAATGAAGCTAAAAAAGTCGCACAAGAAACACTTGATTTGGAAAGACAAGCTAAATTGGCCGAACAGCAACACGAGAAGGAGTATCAGCAAGCGATTGCACAGGCTGAATTATCGAGAACTAGAACAGAGAATACGTTGGCTGGTATTGAAAAATCGAGAAAGAGGATGGAAAGTGAGGCTTCAACAATCCGGCATGGACGGATTGTAGGGGAACTCGGTTTCCAAATGAAGAAAGGTAAGAAAGGTAAGAAAGCTAAGAAAAGAAGCTCCAGAAAACCCAAGAAAGGTAAGAAAAGGAGTCGCTAAACATTATTAAATTGTCAAATAATATTCATTTATATTATTTGAAGATTTAGACAGCTCTGTATACACGAACTCCCTTAGTCGGAATGCTTATCGATTGAGTAGCTGCTGCCGATGAATCAACTTTCATGGCACCCATTTTTGTAACGAGATCATCTTCCTTTGGTGGCTGATTTCTAATCTCTATATACTTGCAAGGGTTATATTCTGTATAATCCAACATCTTGTCTGTAAGATCAACGTGACTAATCATTATCATACGACAACACATACGGGACAAACCCAACGTCTGCCAAATTTCATCCATCGGTTTTTCATCACGCATCAACTTTTCATAAGTCTGGCCCTTATTCGCTAATACTTTATTACATGTAAAACAACGTACTGGCAACATCTCACTCAAATCGAGATGAAGATTTTTAATTCAGTTTTGAACATTCCTCTAGTCGAACTGGCGTGTAATGACTTCCTGTCCAGTGTAATACAAAAATCATATCAGCTTTGCCACCTGTACAATCAAAAATAGCTAAAGGTTCTGCTTTTCCTCTACCTGTTACATGTATTACGATGCTAAAGATTTTTGACATAACAGCCATTTCCATGGCGCCACCCCACGTGCTTGCCAGTTGCATGCTATTAATATATGTCTGGTAGCTTGTCCCCATGTCCCCTGAAACCATTTTAATCCAATCTTCGATTGTACCAGATTCAAGAGAATATTTAGGATTGTCATTCATAAATTTGGTTATTTTAAGACGCAAAATATGACTAGATTTAAAGTAAATTCCGTACTCTTTGAGCAACGAAAACATAGAATCAAATAGACAACTCATTTCTTGATTTAAGTAAGTTTTTGCTGTTTTAAATTTAGAAAATTTTTTAGGTAAATAAAAATGGCAGAATACGCAACTAGTGTAGCAAATTTACCACATGATTATAACACGCAAAGATATGTTGGTTGGATGGATAATTTAAATTGCGATTGTACTCAAGGAGCTGGCGGTAATTTATATAATTATCTGTATCATCAAAAAACAGTAAACTACATATCCAAAAAGGTTTCGGATCATTTATGGCCTCTTATGAATAGAGCAATTGTTGCTCCTGACGAGCAAATTAGAGGAATGATCACCAGTGTCTGGAATGCAGAAGCTGGTGCTGACAATGCCGGGATTTACACACAGGATACTTTCAATTTACCTAGAAATTCCTTTAATAGAATCGTGGACATCGTTATTCAATCTATAATCAATCAACTCAAAAATACCATTGAGATAGAACAGTGTAATAATAAGCTAGATATTTGGAATGGTACACTTTACGGTGATTTTAATAAAGCCGGGTTAAGACAACATCCGCCTATTAAACTTCGCGAGAGACATCCGCAATATATGGCTTTTAACATGAATTATTAAATTTTTTCATGTAATAAATGCGAAGTGATAGATTGAAAATGTCTCTATATTTTTTCATTGCGACAATTGTATTTTTAGTACCGGCCTTTATCTGGGGTGCGCAGGGTATGACAAATGATTCTGAGGAAAACTGTGTAACCAATTCAGACAAAGAGGGAGCTGATTGTAAAGCATTCAACGACGGTGTGTGCTTGAAAGGCAAAATTGAAGGGGGGAATTGCGTTCATCATGCCAATGTTGGCGCTGCTATACTCATGATCTTAGGATTTATTACATTGCTTGTGAGCTTGGTGTACCTTTTCATGGGGCTTTTCGGTAAAAAGAAAGGTAAAAAGTAAATTTCATTTCAAAAGTAATGAAATTTAGATAAGTCCGGGAGTTTTAAGAACCCGACAAATTTCTTTTGTTATTTTTATAACAGTTAGGTCGGAAAGATTCACCTTTTTGGTAAAGTCTTTCATACTGATATTCTTTTGTTTTAGAAGAATGTAATAGTAAGTTAGACCTGCCGCTACTGACTGTGGTCGGGAACGATTAAGGATCGAAGATCGGTTGTGAATTTCAGAGTATAAGTCTACTACCTCTGATATTTGCTCAGGACTGGCTTCAAACTTTTTCATAATTTCTCTAACAAGATCTTGGGGTGTAATATGACTAGTACGAATTACCGAGTCCTTAGGTGCATTTAATCCAACGTGTTTCAATCCTTTCAATCCAACTTTTCGATCTAATGAAAAAAGTTTGATCAAACTATCACAACTTTGAGGATTTCCATGTACTTTGTAAGCGTGAAATACACAAGCAAATATAATAGCTTTGCGTGAATTACCTCTGAAAATTTTACCCTTTGTTGTTTCTTGAAAAATTTTATTAGCGGCGTTCATAATCGCTTCACTAAAGTTCATCTTTTCAACGTCTTTATATATACTTTTCTCATCTGGCTTCCTAATCTGACAACGATTAGGATCTAACTTGTTACGATTTGCGTTATATTTATCAAAAGCTTTATTCATTTCAGGGGGAACTTCTTCCCCACAATCTAAGCAAATCCAGCTAGTTTTGTCTTTTGTCTTGTTTGTGTGAAGACATGTAGACACTTTTTTAACTGTCTTGTTTTTACTAGCGGATAGAGCCGCATCTAACATTGCAAAATCACTCATTTAAATTACTTTTCTTCAAATCTTAAATGGTTTTTTTCATTTTTAATAATACTGGCGGTATTGTTGGGAAATTGCATTCCTTCTGGCAGGTATCCTATCATATTGATTTCTTGTATAACGCTGTTCTATGCGCTCTTTATATTCTTTTTCCGGCTCTGGTTCATCCGGATCTCTTACCACATTCATAGGCGTATTGAATATCTGCGCGTAACTGTTGTTACAACAATAATTTTCCTGACTCTTTTCTAAAAATGCTCCAACGATAAGCAAAATCATGGCCACGCCCCATATTATTCCTAGCCAGGTCTTTGTTAGTGCGGGCCAACCCACAAGGCACATTAATGTCGCTAGCACAGCGATTGCTGCACCCGTGTATAGAACAATTAATCCTGATTTCATTTTTATTATACGGGATTTTTTTCATATAATAAAATGCATCCATCGCACTTAAACAATCTAACAGTTGCTAAGTTAAAAGCTATTGCTTCAGCTGCAA